TTGACATCTCTTGCTTAATTGCCGAGCGGACGCAGCACTTGACCATTCCACCGATGGCTGCCATGTCGACTTGTGCCGGTACGCCATAACCGCCCGTCTTGCGGATAGAGGGCAGGACTTCGGCTGTAACAAATTTCTTAAAAGCTTTGGCTTCCGGTTTGCGTGAACGCAGGATAAGTGAATAAAGCCCGCTCTCGTTGATGATAGTGAGTTGCTGGTCGCCGCCAAGGGTGTGCCAATTAAACACACCCTTTTCATCATCATCTAAATAACGGGCTGCACGGGCAGAATCTGAGTAATCCAAAGCCTGTGCGACATCGGTCGCGACAAACCAAGGCTCGCCTGCGATTACGGTTGTTCTGATTGGGGTTGATTTAAATGTATAGGAAATAAGCTCTTTCAAAGTAGCCTCCAGTGATTTTAGATAGCCGCCTGAAATTGAGCAGGCGGGGGACTCACTAAGCACCACTGGATGCCGACCGCTATTCGATATATTTACGGTTCTCATCCCCCAATATTTGGGTATAAAAAAATCGCCTAAGCTATCGGGGGCGGAAATACCGCCAGTGGATTTTAGGCTTTCAGTATAATCATAGCAAAAATAGGTTGTCAAGAAATTTTTAAGCTCTGTATCGCTGTCGACCTTAGCAATTCCATAACCGCCCGTCTTGCGGATAGAGGGCAGGACTTCAGAATAAACCCAGTCGGCAAAGGCCTGCGCCTGTGGTTTGTTAGAGCGGAAAATAAGGCGGTAGAGATTGGGTTCGTTGATGAAGTTTAATTCTTGTTTGCCGCCCTTAGTGAGGGTATGACAAATTGTCACCCCTTTTTCGGAAAGGGATACCTTTTTGAGGGAGCCCTTAATTCCAAGTGCTGCTCGACAATCAATTAGGCAGAACCACGGCTCGCCATTGATTGCTTGAGTGCGGACTTTATTGTTGTTGAAATTGTATACAGATATAATGTTTGTCATTTGTGTAATCTTTCTTAGAAACGCCCTTAAAATGAGAAGTGGCGTGGACTCACTAAAAGCAATTACACAATGCTTTGGCTGATATTGGTTATTTTCAGCTCTCATCCACGCCATAGGCATAAAAAAGACACGCTGACGGGGTGTGAAAGCCGGTGTAATTGTTTTTAGGCTTTCAGTATAATCATGCCGGAATTGCATTGTCAACATCTTTTATTCTCCGTTTGTTGTAGGGAAAGGCCGAGCTTTTTTATGCGTTTTGAGACATAATCCAGCCAGTAACTTTCAAAATGAGCGTCTTCCGGGTAGTAAGGAGTGCGCTGGGTAAAATCCTGATAGCATTTCGGGCAGAGATAATGGTTTAATACCGGGACATAATAACCTTCCAAAACGGCAAGTCCGCAGTTGTCGCAAATTCCGGCTCCGCCTTTGAAAATGGATGTGCATTCAAATAACGACATTTTAAGAACAGTATAGCCCTGAGGAGATTTGAATTGCTTAACCATTGTCAGGCCTTTCATTTCCATTGATAGCGGCATTGATACGGGTTAAAAGGTCTTCGGCCTCATCATATTTAATCTCGCTCCAATCAATTAAATCTTCCATTCTTCGACCTGCTTCTTTAAGCAGATGGCGGAGTTTTGCAGTATCTTCGAGTAAATGCTTAATTCTGGATTTAAGCTTGCTGATTTTGTCAGGATAATTGCCATTTACTTTTATTCTGTCATATTTTTTGGCCTTTTCGGTAAGTTCAAAAAATTGGTCATAATCTGGAACGGGTGCGAGAACTTCGGAGACTTCATGGTAAAAACCGTCATAATGAGGCCTATCATAATCAATATTATCTATTAATATATTTCCCATCATTGTTCTTACATAAAAATAATCCCGGTTCAAATTCCCATTTTTCCAGTCATCTGTTAGTTCTTTACTCATTTCCCAAATATCCTCATAATTAAAAAAGCTGCACCGAATATAAAAATTATGGCAGAGAGGTTATTGCCGATTTCTATTGTCATTTTTTCGAAACCTCATAAAGTGTCAAATAAAGCTCGTAAAAAAGCCACCCCAAAACATAACATGTTATTTGACTAAGCGGTTCTTTAAAATTAACAAAGACAAGTCCGCTTATATAAACTGTCATCATTATTAAGAACTCTTTTAGCATTTCTTTCCTTTTTCACAAAGTACGCAACGGCTTCGGCGTTCACCGCAAACATCGCATTTTTCCTGTATGTATATTAAATCCGGAGTGTATTCAGTATAATAACGGTCAAATTCACGCCATTTATGACAGTCTTTACCTATCAAATCCCCAAGCCAACAAAGCAAGCGTCTAATCATGCCACTACCTCCCTATTGTTGATAAATTCGTGAGTTACGCCCAAAATGCCGATTTTGCCGATGATTTTGCAATCATTGAATGTGGCAATATTTCTCTCACGCATAGACAATGCTTCATACGCATCATCGGGCGCCGGTTTATGATTGTGGCAGTAAAGGCTGACGGCAAAATTGTGTGCGCCGGTTCTTTCTTCGATTACGAAAAGGCAATGATCTCGCTCTAACACCTGTCCGGGACGGACGTCATTAATTTCTACAAGTTTCATCAGTCAATCCTTTCGCCGAGTTCAATAGCCCAGACTTCCGCTTGGTTTAAGTCGTTGGCGCCGCGCCATTTATGAATCCGTTTAATGACAAACAGCATATTGGCCGGATTTTTATAATAACCGCGCTGGAAACGAACCAAATCATAACGTTTGTTCTCTAAGCGCTGGTTCCAATAATCAGAACATTCGCGGTATTCGGTTGTTTTTTCACCTGCTGCAATTTTATCAAACCATTCATATTTCAGTATCAGATGGAGAACGGTTAATTCCTTATTATTATCCATGATTCCTCCCTAAATGCCTTTGATAACGTTGATGGTAAAATCTACCTGCTTTTGTATTTTGCTGATAAAATGAGTAGATTCGTTAGCCGAATTTATTTTTCCGGCTTGCAGTTCCTTTTCGCGTTGGATGACACCGATTTGAAGGCCTATCTCATATATAAGTGCTTCGCGAGGCGTTCTAAAATCTATCTCCATTGTCATTTGCCTTTTCAAAAATAAGTTTTAATTCATTTTTAAGATTTTCTGCGCGATAGGGACTAAACATTCCCTGACATTCAATCAATATTGGGTGTCCGTGTATACTCATCTCCGTGCGTATAATGTGGCTGTCGCGCAGGCAAGCAAGGTAATAAGCAACCTTTTCCATTGCCGCGATTTTGCGATCGGCTACGCTTTTCGTTTTAATACCATTTAAGACTTGATTTGCGTAGACATAGCGACGCATTTTAATTTCTTCGTTTACTTCATCTATTAGATTATCTAAAGTAAACTCAGACGTGACCGATGTTATACATTGTGCTAAATAGTGAGACATGTACCATTCCTTAAGCAATCTGTTCAGCCTGAGAAAAAGAATCGTTCGCTACTTCTAAGGCTAAAATTGTGCGAATATGGGCGGTGACATACGGGCGCAAATAAATACCAGCGATGGTAAGCAGCCGTTCCTGTCGGCGGTCTGCTTCGGCTGCTAATTCATTAATGATATAGCGCTGGTCTTCAGGTAAAAGAGTCTTTATCCCCTCAATATCTTCAATGTACTGTTTGTAAGAGTTTTTTATATTATCTTCGGCCTGTTTTACTTTGATTTCGATACAGGTTTGTAATTTAGAATTATTCATATTTTCTACCTTGTTATGTTAATATTACATAATTATTATGTGTATTAAACATTATTTAGTCAATAGAAAATATGTGTATTTTACATTTTTTTTACTTATTATTGCTGTGACGTAGGTTTACAAGAAATTTCATCAATGAAAATGATGATTTGATCATATAAGGATTTGTTGATTTTTTGGTAATTATGATAATTAAATTCTTTTTTTAGGCGTTGATGTATGGCGTTGGGATGTTTATTTTCACAAAGAGCAAGATGATAAATCTTTTCTTTTAGATTTTCTGCTTGTTCAACGGTTATTGGGGTTTCTAGGTAAAAAAGAATTCTACCAAAAAAAAAGCAATAAAATTAGAAAAACGACAGTAATTGTTGTACCGCCATAAATAATAGTAACATTACCACTTTTATTGTTAACCTTTGTTGTCTGTCCGATTCGGATTAAGGGTTTTACATTGCCCGAGCCTTCTGGTTCAATAGGCTCAGCTTTTGAGAGAATCTCTTTAATCCGTTCGTCTGTAAGCATTTTATCCAGTCCTTTTCATATTTAGAATAAAATCAGTAATTTCAATAACTTTAGCGAGTTTTTTATCTTCGGGTAAATCAGAAACCCGCTCTCTGAGCCCGGCGATAAGCTCTGCTTTATCGGCAGGAGAAAGAGTTTTCTTGCGATTTAGTAAGTATTCTTCGACGCATTTAACTACTGTGCAAACATCACTATACACCTTATCTTTATCAAGTGTAGTTTCCTTTTGCCAATCCAAAGGTAAAAGCTCTGATGGTTTCCTGTTTATGGCTTCTGCTATTTGAACAAATTGAAAAAGCGATATATTGGAACTTCCTTTAAGCATTCTGGATAGATTACCCTGATCTACATCAACTATTTCTGCAATTGTTGTTATAGTTTTATCACCTTTAAGCTCTCTAATCCGATTATGTTTTCCCCAATGTTCTGCTATTTTTTCTTTGCTATTAATATCGTTCATTTTCCTACCTTCTCTTAGTGTTTTAGAAATTATAATGTATATTTTACATTTTTTAAATGGTGAAATAAACATATTTTAAACTTGACGATTATGTTTATTATACATAACCTTGAAGCAAAGTAAAGAAATTGAGGAGAAAAATATGCTTCAAGAAAAAATAAAGGAACATCAGTTAACTCAAAAAAGTCTTGCTGAACTTGTTGGTGCAGGACTGGACCAGCCAAAGGTTAGCCGAATTATTAATGGTGAACAAAAACCAACATTATTGCAAGCATTAAGATTTGAAGAGTTACTTGGTATCCCTGTTCGTTATTGGGGAAATGTAGCCAATGACAATGAACCTCAAAATAAGGATAAAAGTGAGGCGCCGAAATGAAAAATCGGTTAATTAAAACACTTTCCAGATGTATTTCGGCAGACATTCTCATTCGTTTGTTGGCTGAAAAACAAAGAACCCCTGAGGAAAAGACAGAGTTTCAGGGGTTTGACATAATCTTTACGGAAAATGAAAATATCAAATTTTCTTGGTCGCTGGAGATAACTCGTAATGATAAGGAATTGCAAAATGAGTGATGTCTTAATGATTATTGCGGCGTTGGTTATTTGGGATGCTGTGAAATTAGCAATAAAAACCATACTCGGAATCTCTAACTTTTTAGGTTACGTCGAAGCAAGGTTAAAAGATTTAAAGAAGGGCTTATAACTTATGCAGGCAGTTCTTAATAAATTCCGGGTCATCACATTCCCAGCCGCAGGATTTGCAGACGGCAACGAGTCTTTTGGCGTTGGTGTAGCGCTTTTCGCCGGTAAGATAATTGCCTCCGGCAATAGCCTGATATTCTTTATTGGGAAACATCAGGGATTTTTCACCGCATCCGGGACATATTCTGCCGGAGTGGGCATTTTCGGCAATTTGCTTCTGCAATTCGGAAACTGCATTTTCAAGCTGTGCCATACGGTTATCCATAAGAACATATTTGTTAAAGGCATCCTTCAATTCATTGAACATTTATTCCGTTCCTTATTCTGTTTTGTTGGCGCAATCATTATAGGGAACGGAAGTTTAGCAAGTCAAGGCAGGTTACTGAAACAGGTGGGTAACTCCTTGGCTGTTTTTTGTAACCAAACAGGGAGAAAACCATGGAAGAAAAGAAACGCGGAAGACCAGCAGGAAAGAAGTTGTCTGCGGATTTTTACAAAAAATCGGCACCGCAGCGTGAAGACCTGGCTTTGATTGCGCAAGGGAAAATTAAACTTGGTGCTGACATGGATACTCCGGTCAAGCCGGAGTATGACAGCAGAAAAGAGAAGCCAGCGTATGACAGTAAGAAAGACAAGCCCGGGCATGACGAGGCCAGCGGAATGCCGGAATTGACCGTGCAGCAGGTGGAAGCGCTGAATAAAGTCTGCCGGACTGATGAACTACTGGATACAATGTTCCAGTCTTTGGAACAAGCCGGAGCTAATCAGCGGTGGCTTGATGATGCCAAAATCAGCTTTTCAGTCGGAATGATGGAAGTATGTCGCGCCATTTTAAAGCCGCGGGGAATCTGATGGACGACTGCTGGCAAAGATATGTGAAGCGGCTTATTGACCGCGAAAGAAATCGCCAAGCGGTCCGGGACTGGTTGAGCCGGTTCTGGATCTGGCGGCCTTATTCAAAATACAGCCTCAGCGAACAGGAACTTCGCGACCGGGGCTTTGAAAATCTTAACGAAAGGAACAATCAATGAATGGCAAGAAAGCAAGAGCCTTGCGAGAAATGGCAAGAAGAATTACCGTCGGCGCTAAGGAAACCGCCTATTGTGCCCGGAAGAACAATCCGAATACCTTCTTATTGGCGCCGGATTGCACCCGCAGTTATTATCAGCGGATGAAAAAAGAGTATTACCGCCAGCAGAAAAAAGCGCGGTAATACCAAACCTTTTATTAACCTTAGTTTGAAAGTGAAAAAGATGTGGAAACGCAAAAAGAATGATGAAGCCGAACAAATGACTATGGAGCCTGTTCAGGAGCTGGACGCGGTGGAAGAGGAAAAAAAGCGTAAAGAGCGCGAACAAAAGCTTCGTGAAAATATCAGCCGCCTTTATGATAACGAGAAAGAGCGCGCCGACATTGAAGCGGACATTACGTCTGTCTATGCTGACGTGAAAAAAGAAGATTTGAACAAAGCCCTGCTGCGGAAAATCTTTAAGCTATGCAGCTTTAAGGAAGGCATGCGGGATCTGGAAGTTAATTTCGTTTACGATACCTATAATAAGTCAATTGATTTGAAATAACCAAAGCTGTGGCGGAATGTAAAGTTATGTCCATAAATGACATTGCTTTACGTTTCCGTTGCAATTAAAGGAAATAAAGATGGCAACCGAAAGGGAAGAAATTTTAACCCGGGAAATGAACGAAACCTTAACAGTGATTCTTCTGGAGGTATATGCCGGCGTTATGAAAAAGTCGGATGCGGTGGAAATGCTGCAGGCAATGCGGGCAACCATAGAACCGGCGATTAAGGCCATCGACGATACAATCGCAAAAATTAAGAATTGAAAGCAAGAAAGGCAGAAAGATGGGATTACTGGATAAATTTAGAAATAAAACATTCCCTGAATGGATGCGGTCAATGAAGGCCGCTGAACAAATAGAAAAAGAGCGGCAGGCAGCGCTGGACAGTATGAAAAATTTACCGCCTCGTTATGAATGGTCGCAAATTAGACCGGCACCGGTTTTGAATGTCGATAAGATAATCCGCGATTTTAACCGATGTCATGAATTCAGAGGCTGCAGCCTTGTAAGGAATGAATTAAGGCGTTTTATAAAAAACCCCATAAAATTGAAATTACCTGTGCGCTTAAAACGCAAACTGCGCCGCGATAAAGCAAAATATAAACAGGTTCGAGAATGGCTGGACAATGCCGAAAAGGCGGTAAACGAAGCATTATTGGGAAATAGCCGCGATGAGCGTTAAAATTTATGTTGATGACGCTCTAATGCGTCTGAGAAAGCTGCCGGACAATTCGGTTGACTGCGTGATTACATCGCCGCCATATTGGAGGCTGCGTGATTATGGCGTTGCCGGGCAGCTTGGACTGGAGCCGACGCCGGAAAAGCATATTACCGCGCTGGTTAAGGTCTTTCGCGAAGTCAAACGGGTTTTGAAGCCGGAAGGGACGCTGTGGGTCAACTACGGCGACACCTATGCTTCAAACGTTAACGGCCGACCGTCAGCGGAAGTTGTCAATGATAACCGGACATTCCGAGATAAGCCTTTTTCCACCGTTGTCGGCCGGTTGAAGCCAAAAGATTTGGTCGGGTTGCCGTGGCTTCTGGCTTTTGCCTTACGGGATAAGCTAGGATTATATCTGCGCAGCGACATTATCTGGCATAAACCAAACTGTATGCCAGAATCGGCTAAAGACCGTCCGGTCAAGGCGCATGAATATTTGTTTTTGTTCAGCAAATCACCGCGTTATTTTTATAATTACGACGCTGCGCTGGAACCGGTGGCAGCAAATGACAACGGGATTGTGCAGCATCCGAATGCGTTAAGTTTTGCCCGAATAGTCAATGAACCGGAACGGCCGGGACACAGCAACAGCCAGCACCGCATAACGCGGGGAAAGGGAAATAACAGGAGCTTTCGCGGCGGCGGCGCCTATGTGCATCGTCAAAATTTTCAAAACTCGGCGGCTGTGGAGCGCAAAACGGCAGGTAATCAGGAAAATATAAACGGTTTGCGCAACAGGCGTACGGTTTGGACAATTGCCAGCCGCGGTTTTTCCGAGGCGCATTTTGCGACTTTTCCGCCGGAATTGGTGCGGCCGTGTCTGCTGGCCGGGTGTCCGGCGGGCGGTGTGGTTTTAGATCCGTTCGGCGGCGCCGGAACGGTCAGTCTTGAAGCGGAAAGACAGCAGAAAAATTCGATTTTAATTGAGTTAAACCCGGCGTATGCCGAAATGGCCTGTCATCGGATTATGGCGGACGGCGGAATGTTTTGTCGGATTGAAGTCATTCGCAAAAAAACACAAAATACCGGCCTGCGGGTTTGGTGGCGGTGGCTGCGGCGTAAATTGACTTTTTAACGGCAGAATGCCGTTTTTGAGGAGAGTAAATGGCACAAAAACGCGAAATGTTTTTAGTGGTTCAGGCAACAGTTGATAAGATTGTCGCCCGTTATGGGTATGAAAGGCTTGGCGAGTTTACTTTCCTATGTGCCCAATATGCAAGGTATTGGGATGAATTTGGCTCAGGAGAGGGATTTGATTTTTCCAGCTATTCCGAAGCCGTCTTGATATACTTTGATAATATCAAAGATAAAATTGATGAAAAACACCGGCAGTTTATCGCTCAGGGAGAGCAGATGGCAAAAATTGCCTCAGCACGGTGGGAAAAAGAAAAACGGGAAGACGTCCGTCGCGAACAAAAGCGGCGTTGGTATGCGGCTAACCGGAAGAAGCGTCAGGATATGTCTGACGATGTGCCTCAAAGTGGGGATGATGACTGCTGCTGCAATTTTACGCGGCCGCGGTATGTGGATAACTCGGAAAAAGTTAATAAAAAAAGACATCAAAAAATGTCTAGCGAAGTGTTTGACAGCCGCAAAGAAATGTCTAGCGGTGTGTCTAGCGAAACGCCGCAAAGCCAAGCTGACAAAGGCTTTGTGCGTACGCATGCGTACGCATACAGAAATTATGAAATTATGAATCATAAGAACTTTAAAAAGAATTATGATATGGGGGGCGGCAAGATTGTGGATAAATCTCCGCCCACTGAAGTGAAGCATAACCCGTCAAGCGGTTTAACGGGTCATAACCTCGCCGCTGGCTCGGTCATAAACGGAAAACATAAGAACGGGGAACATAAGAAGCATAAGAACAGCCGAACGCTGGACAGCAAACAAAGAACGCTGACTCCGGAGAACGCTGTTCATAATCCCCCTCAGCCCTGCGGGCAGCTCCCCTTAGGGGAGCAAAAGCTCGGCAAGGATGTTGTGCGGCCGGCACCTCAGCGGCAAACCATCTACGGCGACACTTGGATTAAGATTGGCGATGATTTTGAGGTCAATTTGTTTGACCCGTGGTTTGAGTGCTTTTCTCGGGCAAGAAAATTTTTAATTCATGGCTTTGAACTGTGGTGCCGGAAAAAGCTGTGTGGCGAACGCCATGATAAATGGTGGCTAAAAGACCAGCTGGGGCGGAATTTTGCCAATCGACAAGGTGATGTGTCCTATATGGCCGGTCTGGAAAACGGCAGAAATGCTGATGTTTCGAGGGGAAAACGTGAATTTTAAGGGGTTTTCTGAATCGATATAACGCGCGAAATGAAATTTTGCCGGAAGCGGGATAATAAAAAAAATAGTGTATTGGGCATTAAATAAGGGGTTTTGAGATGATTAGAAAGATTTTAACCGTAGAAGATGTCAAAGTTGAGCTTGAAAGATATTTTGAAGTCATGAAATGGCTGCCGGATATTCAGCGGCCGCGCTGCAAAACGACCAACTTCTACCGGGTCGCGGTGCCGCCAGTCAACCCGGAAGATGCCGAATATATGCGGCCAAGTATTACCGGAGAAGACATCTCCGACGCCTGGTTTATTGATGAACATTGGATGTCGCCGCCGTTGATTTTGCCGAACGAATATGTTTTCCTGCGTGATTTTTTATCTGGAATGCCTAAAAAAGTGCTGGCTTATCGGTATAGTCCAAATCAAACCGACCGAAAATATGTCTATCGTTGGGCAGAGCGGCTTTTGAAAAGAATTTTTGATGCTGTCCGCAGATGATTTTTATTTTGTCTAAAAGTGCCACACTTTGCCACACTTTGATATGGGACATTTTTTTATTTTTAAGTTATAAAAAAAGTATGATTGGCAAAGCATGTATGCAAAAGCCATGATTAAGTCCTTTTTTTAGTACGTTTGACATCGCCCCGGGGCTGCCTCCCCGGGGTTCATGGTGGGATAGATTTTAACCGGCGTCTTTATCAGACGTCGTTTTTTTTACAGCATTATTTTTTTATTAACTTAACTGAAAGGATAAAAAATGCCGGAAGAAAAAGAAGAAACCAAAGTAATTGGTTACCGTCCGCTGACCGAAGAGCAGAAACGGTTGATGAACAAGGCTAAGGAATTGGGCAATCAGCTCGGGGAATTTATTGAAAACCTCAATTGCTCAACTGAGTTTTATGCTGATGGGCGGTGTTTGGCGATTGCCCGCACCGAAATTCAAACCGGTTTGATGTGGCTTAATCGCGCCATAGCTCAGCCGGAAACATTTTGTTAACTTTTGGGCCGCCTTTCGGGGCGGCTTTTTTTAAGACAATGAAAACTTTTAACACCAATACGGAAAATAAGGAAGAGTGGCTGACACCGCCTTACATATTGGAAGCGCTGGGCGGTTTTGATTTGGATCCATGCGCGCCGGCAGTCCGGCCTTGGAATATGGCAAAAGTCCATTACTGCAAGGAGCAGGACGGCCTTTCTCAAAAATGGTTCGGCCGTGTTTGGTGTAATCCGCCGTATGGTCGGCAGACTTTTGACTGGCTTAAACGGTTGGCTGAGCACAAAAACGGCATTGCGCTGATATTTGCCCGGACTGAAACAAAAGGATTCCATACTGAGGTTTGGAGAAAAGCTCATTCTGTTTTCTTTTTTCGCGGTCGTTTGAAGTTTCATTATCCTGACGGAGCGCAGGGCGATGGTGCAAATGCGCCGAGTTGTTTGGTTGCTTATAATGCCGAAAATACCGATGCAATCAAAAAATCCGGATTAAACGGTAAATTGATAATTCTTTAATGGTGCTGATTATGGAAACTAAAAAAGAAAAAGCGGTGGCAGAGGCTAAGAAAAAGGCTAAACCGGCTGCAAAAACTTTGCCGCCGGTATTTGAAGACAAATTTCATCTGCTGGGCGGACGGCCGCCTTCGTTTAGCTGCGTTGAAGAAATGGCCGCCAAAGCAACGGAGTATTTTACCGCCAAAAAACATGATGTTATCGGCCATACAAAAGATGGGAAAAAGATATACGGGCAAGGGTCAATCAGCGTTAAGGGCGTCTGCGATTATATGGGCATTACCAACCAGACGCTTAATGAGTACGGCAAAAAGAAAGAATATGAATACACCGTTACCCGGATTAAGCAGATTTGCGAGGTTTATGCGATTGACCGCTGCAACCTAAGCAAAGACCATAAAGCCGACTGGATTCTGCAAAACTGCTTTGATGGCTGGAAAACCGAAAGTACAACCAAGATTGTCAGCGATGAACCGACGGCGGAGCGGTTAAAGAAGTTTTTACTTAAAAAGAAAGGCGCAAAAACAGCCAAAAAACAGGAATAAACGATGAATACGGAATTTGAAGAACAGTTGACGGAAGCAATGGCCGAATGTTCAGACGACCCGTATTCGTTCGTTATGCTTGCCTTTCCTTGGGGAACTGGAACACTTGAAGGCAAACAGCCCGAAGAATGGCAGGTGCAATTATTAAAAGATATTAGGGATAAATTATTAACGGTTCAGGAAGCACTCAAGTTTGCGCTGGCGTCTGGGCACGGCATTGGCAAGTCGGCACTGGTGGCGTGGCTGGTGCTGTGGGCCTTATGCACTTTCCCGGAAACCCGCGGCGTAGTGACGGCCAATACCGAAAAGCAGCTTCTGACCAAGACATGGCCGGAAGTACGGAAGTGGTTTAACCTTTGTATTTGTAAACACTGGTTTGAAATGACTGCAACCAGCATTTTCTCGGCTGATGAGCGTTATAAGCAGTCTTGGCGGATTGATATGATACCGTGGAGCAAAAATAACCCGGACGCTTTTGCCGGCCTGCACAACCAAGGCAAGCGGCTGATGGTTATTTTTGACGAGGCATCGCAGATTTGGGATAAAATCTGGGAAGTGACCGAAGGTGCCATGACGGATTTAGGTACTCAGATTCTATGGTTTGCCTTTGGCAACCCGACCCAAAATACCGGCTGTTTTTACGACTGCTTCCATAAGAACAGAAATTATTGGGATACGCGGCAGATTGACAGCCGCTCCGTCAGTTTTACCAACAAGGCGCAGATTGCCAAATGGGTTGAGCAGTATGGCGAAGATTCGGACTTTATTAAGGTACGCGTTCGCGGCGTTTTCCCAAGTCAGGCCTCAAATCAGTTGATTCCGCTCAATGTGGTGTTGGAAGCCCAACAGCGCCAAGTTTATGAAGACAAGTCGGCGCCGCTGTTGATGATGATTGACGTTGCCCGGTATGGTGACGATGAAAGCGTTATCCGTTTTCGGCAGGGGCGTGATGCCCGCTCCTTTCCAATTAAGCGTTATCAAAAGATGGATAATCATACGCTGGCCCGCGAGGCGGCAAAGCTGATTGACTACTATAAGCCGGACGGCGTCTTTATTGACGGCGGCGGCGTTGGCGGTGGTGTGGTCGATAATTTGAGGGCGTGGAAGTATCAGGTTATCGAAGTTAATTTTGGCGAAACCAAAAAGTCGCTGGATCAGCCGGACCGTTATGTCAACAAGCGGGCAGAAATGTACGATGCTTTGCTTGACTGGCTGGTGAAAGGCGGCGCAATTGACGATGATGAAGGCTTAAAAGATGATTTAACCGCCATTCAATACTTTTTCAACGGTCAGAAAATGCAGTTGATGAGTAAAGAGGATATGAAAGCGACGGGATTACCGTCGCCGGATGACAGCGATTGTCTGGCAATGTCTTTTTATTGCCCGGTTCGCAAAAGAGCCTCCCGCATGGGAGGTTCTTCTGGTTTTAAACACAAAACTTATGATTGGAGTAAATAATATGTGTGGTGGAGGTAATTTGTTAGGCAATATTGCCCGCATTGCTTTGGCTAGCGCAACAATGGGAACCAGTGAGATTTTTGGCGTGGGTCAAAAAGTTGGGGATATGTTTGGCAGTAAGCCGAAAACATCGGCGCAGGTCGCAGTGTCTCAACAAACATCAGCTTCTTCTGCCAAAGAAAGCGAAGCTAATGAAGCAGCTGTTCAGGCGCGGGAAGAGGCAAAAAAGAAAGCCGCTCAAATGCTGGGACGGCGTTCAACGATTTTGACCGGATCGTCCGGGTTGACGGACAGAGCGAACACAACCAAGAAAACGCTGCTGGGAGCTTGAAATTATGGATAAATTGGAAATCCGGCAGCAGTTGAACCGTATCAACGCATCGCTTGAAAAGGAATATAAAGAATGGGAGCCTTCTTGGAAACGCATTGCCGAGCTGTCCCGCTCTTTTCGCGGAAAATTCGAAAACGAGAAAAACAAAGAGTTTCTGCGACGCTCGGACGATGTGATTGACAATGTTCTGAACGACTGCGCCGATACGTTGGCCGCAGGACTGCAATCCGGGTTGACCAATCCGACCACGCGCTGGTTCAAGTTCTCGCTGGCCGATACGGATCTGCTGGATTGGAAGCCGGTCAAAGTCTGGCTGTATGACGTTGAGAATGTCATTTTAACGATTCTCAACAAGTCAAATTTTTACAAGCTGACGCCGACGGTTTACAAGGAAATGGGACTGTTCGGCCAGCCCTGTCTGCTGCATGAAGAGAGTCCGGCAACAATATCGCGCTTTTATGCCTTCACAGTTGGAGAATATATGCTGGCAACCAATAATGAACTGTCGGTTGACACCTGTTTTCGCCGTTTCAGCATGACAATTCATCAGCTGGCGGCTGCTTTCGGCTTGGAAAATCTGCCAACAACGCTGCAGAACGATTATCGAAACGGCCGAGTTGCCAATGAATATAACGTTATTCACGCGATTTTGCCGAATTTTATGCTGAACCGTGGCAAGATGGATAATAAGAACAAGCCTTATTTGTCGATTTATTACCTGCCGGATTATACCGCTTCGGAATCAATTCTGCGCATATCCGGCTATGACCGTTTTCCGATTTTGGCGCCGCGGTGGGAAACCGTCAGTACCGAAACCTACGGCATATCTCCTGCGATGCACGGCCTCGGACTGGCAAAATCTCTGCAAAAGTGGCATAAAACCCGCCATTTGGGGGTTGATTTGGTGACCCGGCCGCCGATGAATGTTCCTGCTAAAATGTATGAAGACGGCGCGGCACCGGATTTGCTGCCGGGCGGCATAAATATCTATGACGAGCGTAACGGACCACAGTCGGTAACACCGACTTTGAATGTCAATTTTGACCTGAACAATCTAAATTTGACGATTGCAGAGACCAAGGAAAATATTCGAACGTCAATGTTTTACCGCCTGTTCAATGCGATTTTGTCGGTCGATAAGCGGATGACGGCGACCGAAGTCGATAAAATCAGCAGCGAGCAGATGGTTCAGCTCGGCCCGGTGCTGACAAATATTATTAACGAATTCTTAAGTCCCTGCCTGATGAGGGTTTATGACAATGCTTTTAAGCTTGGGGCTATTCCGCCCCCGCCGCCGGAACTGGAAGGAAAATCACTCGAAATTGAGTATGTTTCCATGCTGGCACAAGCGCAGAAAGCGGTCGAACTGTCGGCATCAATGGATTTTGCCCAGTTCCTCGGTACAGTGGCGCAGTTCAATCCCAAGGCAATCAACAAGCTGGACTATAACGAATTGATTGATGATTATGCTGACAAGCGCGGGGTTAATCCGAAAATCATCCGTTCAACCGAAGAGGTCAACAAGATAGAACAGGCCGAACAGGCAAAAGCCGACCAGCAGGCAATGATGCAGCAGGTTCTTGAGGGTGCGAAGACCTTAAATGAAATTGCGCCCGGCAGTCTAGCAAACATGGGAGGCATGCCGTGAAAAGCGACAAGTTTATTGCCAGTTTGAGGCAGATAAGCAAGGACAAAGCCGGCCGCCTTGTTATCTGGGGGCTGTTGGAACACGCCCGGATACATCAGACCGTCTTCGATTCAAACGCCCAGCTGATGGCGTTTCGCGAGGGCGAACGCAACTTCGGCCTTTGGCTGGAAGACTGCCTGACAAAAGTTAACCCTAACCTAATATATGAAATCGCAAAGGAAATAAACGATGACAACGACAAATAATGCGCCGGACACCCCGGCAGAAAGTAAAACAGAAGTTAACGAAAACCCCGGAGAAAAAACTCTGGGGTTTTCTTCTATGGACAAATCGGCAACGGAATCTGCGGAATCGGAAGCAGACGCAAAGGCCAAAACGGATAAAACCCCGCCGGATGACACCAAACCGGAAGATAAGACAGCCACGGAAGATGAACCGATCGAGCCGGACTATTCGGACGTGAAGGCCCCGGACGGCTATCAGGTTGATACCGAGGTTATGGCGGAGATTACGCCGGTCTTGAAAGAGCTTAAATGTTCCAAGGAAAACGCCGAAAAGCTGGTTGCCGCCGGAAGCATGCTTGTCAAGAGAACGCTTGAAGCTCAGCAGACGGCGCTGGAGGAGCAACACGAAGCTTGGAAAAAAGAGGTGCTGGCCGACAAAGAACTCGGCAAGCCGGAAAATATCGCGATTGCCAACCGGGCAATTGATACCTTCGGCGACGAAGGTTTGAAAGAAATTACCAAAGCCGGACTGGGCAACCATCCGTCTTTTGTAAGGTTTTGCCTGAATATCGGCAAAGCCATCAGCGAAGACTCTGCGGTTATCTCGACAGGGTCGGCAAAGGCATCGAACCGTAACGAACTCGGCGAACCGATGCTTCACTTCAAAAACATGTAATAAAGTAAGGAGAAACAAACAATGGCTGATAAACTCATTCAGCAGTTGTCATTACTCGAACTGGCAAACCGTATCGCACCAAACGGCGATATGGCGACGATCGCCGAAGTTATGTCGCGCGAAAACACGATTTTGCTCGACATTCCCTGCATTGAGGCGAACAACGGTTCGAGCCACAAAGACACCAAGCGCACCTTTGTCCCGAAAGGACAGCTGCGCCAGTTCGATAAAGGCGTCGGACGCGTTGCGACCAAAACCGAACCGATTACCTTCAACATTGCCATGATTGAAGCCTATTCCAAGGTAGACAAGGCAAAATGCGGCATTGCGCCGAACCCGAAGCAGTTCCGCATGGACGAGGCCAAAGGCATTATTGAAGGTATGTCGCAGAGTGTTGCCGACCTGGTACTTTATGGCAACAGTAAATTGAACTCGGATGAAACCGACGGTTTGGCAACCATTTGCAGCAAGATTGACGGTAAACGCGTGATTGATGCCGGCGGCACCGGTGATGCCCTGACTTCTGTCTATATCGTTCAATGGGACAAAGCTGAAGCTAAAGGCATTTATCCGCGGAACTCCAAAACCGCAGGTATTATTCACGATGATTTGGGCGAACAGACGGTTCAGGATGATGAGGGGCTGGATTATCAGGCACTCGTTTCCCACTTTCAGTGCCACATCGGTCTTGGTATTACCAACGAACGCCGCGTTGCCCGTATCTGCAATATTCCGACGTCTGCCAAGGAAGCCGAGAAAATTAACCTGTCGAAGCTGATTATTCAGGCACTGAATAACATGAAACAACAGGGCAAAAACGCGTTCATTTATTGCAACGCGACAGTCTTGAGCTACCTCGATATTGAGGCTTTGAACAAAGCAACGGTTCAGCTGCAGGATGCCTTCGGCGATTATGTAACTCAGTTCCGCCCCGGCAATCCGCTGCGGCTGTGCGAGGGCATTCTCGACACCGAAGCTCAGGTTACGGCCAAGGCCTAGGGATAAGCAAGGGCTGAACTGCTTCAGCCCTTATTTTTTAACATAACATGAGGAACAAAACAAATGAGAGACGGATTATTGGTCTTTTCCGATATGGAACCGCGCTCCACCGGAGCCGCCAGCTCGGAAGTCATTGATTTCGGCGAAGGGAAAAGCGATTACGGTAAAAGTTACCCGTATAACTTTTTCAACGTCCGCATTACCGATACCTTTGCCGGTGAAGGGGCAACCCTGAAAGTTGAATTGCAGCATTCTGATGACAATTCAAGCTTTACAACTGCCGTTGCCAGCGAGGCCTTGACGGTTGATAAATTAACCGGCGGAACGCTGATGGTATGTCAGCCGCTTCCGTTTAAGTTCAAACGCTATGCCAAAGTTGTCGCAACTGTCGGCACGGCGGCAATAACTGCCGGGAAAATCTCGGCATGGATTGGCGAAAGAGTTGAGGAATAACCATGAGCAGATATGTGTGCATTAAAGATTGTTATTATAATAACAAACGTTATGCGGAAGGAGATTTTCTGGATGCAGGCGTTGAACCGAACAGCTTTTTCAAAAAAATCGGGAATGTGCCGCTTGCGGAAAAAGCTGCTGACACGAAATCACTGTCAGTCGATGAGGTTGTCAAACTGGTTGATGAGGCGGAAGAAAGCGCTGCTAAAAATCTGGAAGAGTTCAAAGCGCTGGTCGGCGACCATCTGTCCAAGTTTGACGAACGGATTAAGTCGCTTGAAACCAAACTGGCGGAATCAGAAGCAAAGCTGAACAGCTTTGTTGAAACTGCCGGCGCTCAGGTTCCGCAGGGAAACGAAACCCCGGATCCGGAAAGTCAGAAAAATGACACCCCGGTACCGGCGGCCAAGTCTTCCGCTAATAAAAAGTAGAAACAAATAAAAGGCGCTTGGAAACAGGCGCCTTTTTTTTAAGGTTAAAACCATGGATAAAACGACAATTTGCAATCAGGCGCTGGGTTTAATAGCCAATGGCGAAATAATTGATATTGCCGGAAATGAACCTCGGGCTAAAAAGTGCGGCCTTTATTATGATGCGGTTGTTTATACGGCGTTGGCATTCCATGATTGGAGTTTTGCCCGCAAGTGTAAGCGACCGGCTTTATCAGCTGAAAAGTTCGACGGCTATAAATACGCTTACGTTATCCCGGATGATTCGGTGCATATTTCGCGCTATCTTGATGAAAACGGTCAGCCGCTGGAACTTGGCGGCAACAGTACGGTTGTTTTGTCTGCCAACAATGCCTCCCGGTTAATTCTTACCAATCTGAAAATCTCCGGCATTGTTTATACTTTTAAGCAGATGAATACGGAAATGTGGTTGCCCGGATTTGCCGAAGCTGTCACCTTTTTGTTAGCCAGCAAAATCTGCGAAACGATTCCCAATCTTAAAAACGAAGCCAATAACAAGTTTCAGCAGTATCAGGGGCTGATTGCCGTGGCTAAAAACGACGATGTGCGCGAAGAAATGAAATTTTATGACAAAAAGCCGTTTAAGAATTACCGTGGATATGATGGGAGCATATTTTAATGTCTGACTTGAATATTACACAAGCTGCATTTAATGCCGGCGAACTCAGCCCCCGACTCTATTCCCGCGTCAACCTTGAAAAATATGCCAGCGGCGCCAAAGTTATCGCTAATATGTATGTGATGAAAGAAGGCGGTTTGAACAAGCGTCCCGGATCATACTGTATCGGTGAAGCCTGCAACCAATTTAAGCCCTCACGGCTTAAACGTTTTCAATTCAGCGAGAGCCAAGGGTATGCGCTTGAGTTCAGCGAATATAAAATGCGGGTTATATCCGAAGGCGGGTTTATCATTAATGATGATGGCAGCATTTTTGAGCTGGAAACGCCTTATGATATAGATGAAGTTTGGCAAATGAAGTTTGAACAGTCGGCTGATGTGGTTTATATCACTCATCCGAGTCACCTGCCGCAGATGTTAAAACGTTTCGACCACAATAACTGGACGATTGAAGACATGGCGTTTGTTCCCAAGACGCCGACCCCGACGGGTTTAACTGCCAAGGGCTCTGGTACCAGTCAGACTTATAAATATAAGGTATCGGCAATTAATGAAGAAACCGGAGAAGAAAGCCTGACCGCCGCAATTGAAATTAAAAGCGACCAGCTCTCGCAGACAAAACAGGTTACGCTGACATGGAACAAAGTTGCAGGCTGCAAAAAATATAATGTTTACCGCTTGTCTGCCGGGATGTATGGCTGGATTTCTACTGTTGTTGATGATGACGACGCAGCGACAATCTCCATGAGTGACGACAATGTCGCTCCGGATTTTAACATTACTCCGGCCGTCAAGCGCAATCCGTTTGACGGGCCAAACAAATATCCGTCCGTTTGCGGCATTCATGAACAGCGTATGGCAATGGCAGCGACTTATGAAGATTATGAACTAATCGAGGTGTCCCGCGCCGGAACATACAATAACTTTACTATGTCTAACCCGCTGCAGGACGATGACGCATTCTCGATTCGTGCAACCGGAAAACAGATTAATACCATTTATCATTTAATAAGCCTTAATGACTTATTAATAACCACATCAAACGGTGTTTGGAAGGTTATGCCTGGTGATACCGGATTTTTATCAGGAAAATGGCCGAAGATTAAACAGCAAAATGTATACAGCTGCGATAATATCGAACCGCTGATTATCGGCAATCAGGCTTTATTTATCAGTGACGGACGTGTCAGAACCTTAGGTTATTCGCTTTCGGCTGACGGTTATGACGGAGAAGACATCAGCATATTGGCAACACATCTGTTTGACGGCCGCAAGCTCATGGCTTGGGACTACTGCTCTTCAGCAAACCTGATCTGGTTTGTTTTTGCCGACGGCGGTGCAGCAACCTTAACATTTATTAAGGAACAGCAGCTGGTTGCCTATACCCGTTATATTACCGAAGGTTGGTTTGAAAGTATATGTTCGGTCAAGGAGAACGGGGTTGAAAGTATGTATGCAGTTGTCTTAAGAAATATTAACGGAACTCCGAAACGTTTTGTCGAGCGCTTTATTATCAATCAGGACACTTATAAAAAAGAAGATGACTATCTGTTTCTTGATTGTGCAGTTCGTGCTGATTTTGATAAAAAAGTCAGTGAAGTTGCCGGTCTTGACTATCTGGAAGGTACGACTGTCGGCGTTATGGTGGATGGCGGCTATCAAGGTGAAAAAGTCGTCGAAAACGGCAAAATTTCTTTTGTTACGCCCGGAAAGCATATCAAAGTCGGTTTATTATATGATTCTCTGTATCACAGCTTGAGTATTGACTATCCGCTTAACAACGGCACGTCTTCGCAGGGACTGTATAAACGTATCAGCGGTGCCCGAATCATAGTTGAAAACTCCGGCAGTTTCAAAATTGCTCAGATGGACGATAAAAATCAGTTTATCCGGCCGGCAATGAATTATCAGAATTATGGCGAAGGTTATGACTTTGTCAGCGGTACGCGCCGCGTTGATTTGGAAGGCGGTTATAATTTTAACGGCGAAATCGAAATTATCTCCGACACGCCGACGCCTCTAACCATTAATGCCGTAACGGCGGTGGTGGCGCATGGTGGCTAAAGTGAGATTATGCGAACCGGGCGATATTGAATATATTGCGGCTAATATGCGCACCATCGATGTCGAGGAAATCAAACTGGCCGGAAATCATAGCCCGTTGGAGTGTCTGACGGACGGAGTTAATCATTCAACGTATTGCCGGGTTATTGAGATTAATGGACGGCCGGCAGCGATTCTCGGTTTGGTGCCGACCAATATTTTAGGTCGGACAGGCATTATCTGGCTGCTTGGAACCGATGACATCGAACTACATGCAAAGGCCTTTTGCGAACTCTGCCGGCAAGAACTGGCCGCCATGATGAAAAGAGCCGAACGAGTGGAGAATTTTGTTTGGGCTGAAAATAAGGTTTCGATTCGCTGGCTGAAATGGCTGGGGTTTGAGTTTGAAGACAAGGAAATTATCTGGGGCATGGAGAAAGCCATATTTTTACATTTTTATAAAGAAAACAGGAGTTGAGAAATGTGCGAACCGTTAAGTATTGCGGCAGGCGTATTGAGTCTTGCCGGTACAGGAATGTCTGCTTATGGTGCTATTCAGGAGGGAAAGGCAGAATCTAAAGCTAATCAATATAATGCAATGATTATGCGGCAACAGGCCGAAGATGCCAAAGCCCGGGGACTGGAAGAGCAGGTCTCGGCGGCACGGAAGAATAAGCAGCTTCT